CTTATCCATGTAAGGATTATCGTAGGTGGTAAATCGGAAAGCTTCCCAATCGGGTTCGCCACCCTTTAAGAAGAGAGAGTAAAAGAAGTTCTTACCCTTAGGAGTCGATAGGAATATCGCTCGACCTTTGTAATCGGTTAAGGTAGGTCGGATAGAGTTTAGCCATCCATCTTCGAGGTTCGGAATAAACGAAGCCTCATCTACTACAACGAGATGAAACTTTCTACCACGCAGGTTGTCCATCCTTTCCCCGGTAAAGAAATCCACCGATCCTCCGTTCGGGAACTTGATAGTGAGTTCTGATTTATTGGACTGAAACGGAACTGCTTGAGTTAACCGCTCAAAGAATACACGAGCGAGTTGATAGGTAGGAGTGATATAGGCTACGTTCTTACCTAGTAGTGCGTTCGTTATGATTTCTATTTGGCTTAACTCAGACTTACCAAACCTTCGACCGCACATAACGACTCTGAACCTCGATTGACTATCGAGTATCTTCTGTTGGTTAGTATGTGGGTTCGGTAGTTCAATCCTCATAGTATGGTCTTACCTGTAACGAATACTACTTCTATCTTAGAATCCTGAGTTACCTCTTGGGTTTCTTTCGGTTTTCCGTACACTCGTGTTAACAAAGTCTCCATCGAGTATAGACTTCCCTTCTTCAAAGACTGAAGCATCGCAGTAGCTATCGTGAGTTCAAGTATAGTAGCCTTAGGATTCTCTAAGACTGTTTTAAGTTCTTCTACATCCATACTCATTAGAGCCTGAATGGCATCATTCACCTCGGAGAGTTTATACCCCTGCTCTTTGAGTAGTGAAACGTACTTACGAGGTCTGCCATTAGGGTTAGCTACCTCTCCCTTCTTGAACTGATGTTGTATGATATCCTTCGCTGCCATTGTGCTATTACTCTGCTATTTTAATCGAGTTTACTTTTGTAGTGTTCGCATATCCTATCCATCTCACCTAAGTAGTATGAGTTGAAGTCTTGATAGCCTTTGTTATCCTGTTCGTAATTCCTAAATAGAATTCCCCTTAGTCTTTGACCTGGGGTCTTTGCTGAGTCGAGGTCTGCTTTCATTGAGCCGATTAGGTCGCTCTCTTCTCTTGTAAACGGCTCAGGCTTTAGAGCCATATAGCAGAACTGCTGATTAAGGTAAAATATCTTAGCTGCATCCGCAGGAGTTAGTTCCTGTGTGCCTATTGTTATCTTGACTGTTTTGTCTTTTCGTGTGGTGATTGTTTCGACTTGTGCAGGTAGTAGAATCATAGCCATTCGGTTTGATAGATAGTGTAGTTATTTTCTTCTTGGTATTTTCCTGTCTCTCTCGCCCATAGGTAATCGCACTTGCTTAGTCCTTCATCCTTCATCCTTCGGTAAGGAGTATCCTGCCCTACATCGTGACCGATATGCTCTGCTCGGAGTCCGTTTAGATAGTAATTCAAATGTCCTGTCATTTGTAATCGATATGAGTAATCTCTATCCTGCATTCCGTAAGGGTCATAAGCCTCGTTGAAGTAACCTATCTTATCGATGGCTTTCATCGGAATAAGAACATTCCCGAATACCGCCTCTTGAATGTGAACCTGTAATCCGTTTATCGTAGTAAGTTCTGATATTCCTTCAACTGTATGTAATCCTATCATTCCAGAGTTAGGAATAGTTATCATCGCTTGCACCATTCTTTCGAGCCAACTATTAGGCATTAATATATCGTTAGCCATTGTAACTACAGCATCGTATGTCCTCGATTGGAAGATTCCGTGATTCAAAGCTCGTGAGATTCCCTTCATATCGACTATCGTAAAGTCGAATGGATACCCTGCGTTATTGAAGTTCACATCCTTTACCCTCTGAGTATAGTCGTGCCTATCGTAGTCTAAGAGTATGACATTTATATTCATCGATTCCATCCTAAATCTTTTACAGGTACTCCTGCGTATTTATGAAAAGGTTGTAACTCTGATTTCTTACCTACGAAAGCGGAAGCACCTATCATACACCCTTCGGGTACTACTACCTTCTGATGGATAACTGCATTCAGTCCTATGTTAGTATTCTGATGGATAATCGAATGTCCTCCGATTTTAGCACCGCAGCTTATCGTAACTCCATCCTGAATTATCGCATCGTGTCCTACGTGAGAGTGTTTCATTAAGTAGCAATTCTCTCCGATGGTTGTATTCTGATGCGTTCCTGAATCGACAGTTACTAACCCTGTGAGCCTTGATCCTTTCTTGATAACTACCTTACCTACGTTATCCTCTTTACCTTTCCACTCAGCAGGACCACCGATAATGCAAAGAGGTCCGACATAGACATTCTCTTCGATTACTACTCCATCGTAGATTACCGCAGTCGGATGTATGTAAGCTGATTCGTGTATCATCTTCCTTGACCTCTGTAGTTTCGTTCTTTACGATTGTTTTTGTTTATGCTCTTATGAGCCTTCCCCTTTCTACGTTTTCCGAAAGTTATCTTCGCTGCTCCACTTACTTTTGGCATATCGATTCGAATAATTGTTTTCTAACGATGTTTACTTTGTGCAAATTGAAATGCTCGTTACACCATTCGTAATTCGCTTCTCCGAGTTCTTTCCTATAAATAGCATCTTCGGTGATTTTTTTAATCGCAGGATACCACTCAGTCTGTTTATCTATTTTGATAACGTGAGGTGCATCATCGTATGGAGGTACGTTAGAAACGATAACAGGAATCTTCTTACACGCTGCTTCTAAGATTTTTAGATTACTCTTCATCGAGTTAAACTTAGAAGGAACCAAAGGAACGATAGTAGCATCTGCGTTATTGTAGAAGTTCATATACTCGGTAACCTTCTTGTTTCTTTCTATATCTCCGAGCTTCAACCCACAAGTAAAGTAATGAATCATCTTATGCCATACCGCTTCTGAATATCTATTCGGGTTATCATACCCACACAAACGGAAGTGAACCTTAGATTTAAGTACGGAGTCAGATGCTACTTTCTTTAGTGGGTTCTGGAGTAGCTGAAGGTCTTTTTCGTGAGTTATTGAACCTGCGTATATGAAACGAATTTTGTCACTTTTTGTTACAACATCGGTAAACTGATCCTCTCCGTATGGCAAAGCGTTCGGTACTATTGCTACGTTAGAGTTGATTAGTCGAATCTCATTCCATAATCTCTCGGTTGTAGTAGTAACCAGATCTGCTATTTTGATATGGTCGATAACCGCCTGAGTCGGGTAAACATCTTTAAGAATGTGCCATTGGTCGAGATGCCAATAATCATCAATGTCGATTACTAACTTGAATCCGTACCGCTCCTTAAAATCTTCTAAGACTGAGATATGAATCGCAGGAATGAATCGATTAATGTAAACAATATCCCACCCCTGCTTAATAGTTTCTTCTTCAAGTACATCAGTAATTAAAGCATAAGCCTTCGGGAGAAAGTGAACAGGAAGCATCAACCTGTGGTATCCTACTCCTGAGTTCTGCTGAGTGATTACGAGTATTCTCATTTTTTAGGTCTCCCTCTCTTTTTAGTTTGCACATCCGATTGTGCAGATTCCACTTTTGTAGGTTCTTGTGGATTAATTGCCTTAATGTACTCCTCTTGACTTTCACAGAACCTAATCAGTCTCTCAAGCATATCAAACACACAAGCTCCGCACCAATAGGTAAGAATAAACTGACCATCCAAATACTTCCGATAGAGTTGCTCATACTCTCCGAGTACCTCGAAAGGAATGTTTCTCGTGAATCCGAGTTTAACTGAATCGAAGTTTAACTTATGCTGAATAAGAAAATCTACCTCTGCCTTTGTCATATACTTTTATTTTTTTATTTTTGATAAATTAAATCGATTATTTAATCTTTCAATCATAAACTCTGTATACCTTCTAACTAATGTTGCGTCCTCGTTGTTTTCTGTCAGCATAAGTCTTATTTGATACACTGCTTGATTGTAACCTCTTACAAATTCCTCGTTTACTTCTGCTTCTGTTTGTTCCGTAAACCACATCGGGTTATCTACCAATTCTTTTAAGAGTCCCATCAGTTATAGCTTTTCAATTTCTTGTTTTACTTCTTGCCAATATTCTATTAAATCTAAAAGTATGTTTCCTCTTACGTCTAAATCTCTAATATCGTAGTTTAAGGTATTTATAATTTCATCCACTGCTATTAATGCACATTGTTTTGCTCGTTTCATAACATCCTCTTGTCCCATTTTCCACCTTACGTGTGGGATGAATGAGTTTACTATCTGTTCAGCTTTTTCTTTTGGTGTCATTGGAATTTATTGTAGATGTTTACTAAGAAGTTATTAAAGTACGGAGCGAATACACCTGAGCCGAACATCGCCAAAGTTCCGTAGGTAACGAATTCAGGTAACAAGAACAAAGCCAGACCTACCCAAGCGGTTAAACATAGATGACAAGTAAATGGCTTAAAATTCCATCCCCACTTCTCGAACAAACGAGACTGAGTAATCGCATAGAACGTAAATAGGTTCGCAGCAAGGATGATGCTAATCGTGTGCATTTCGTATTTTGTATTTGAGTAATGTTTTAACCTTCTTGACTGTCTTAAGTAATGACCTATAAGGTATTTTTGTATCTCTTGATACTTGAAGCAAGTTACCACATTCTGCGTAAAGTTTGAAAATTTGTTCTTCGTACCAATGCAGAACTTCCATCGACTTGTTTAGCTTTTCGTTGATAGAATCATCGTAAGGCTCGACTGATCCTAAATCCCCAACCTCTTCGTAAACCTTTCGGAATGTCCGAGCAAAGTTACTGCGGTCGCTCTTAGCCATATTCACGATGGTACGGACTACGAAATACTTCAAGTAGCCATCTTTGTACATCTTCAGTAACCTATCCTCATCCATCTCACACAACACTAAGAAAACCTCTTGCCTCAAATCATCCTGAAGCTCGTAAGGCTGCATCTTACCGATGGCTTCGTTAATGTCCTTCGACAAGTAGAGTTCCGTTATGATGTCCGTTCGGTTCACGATTCGAATGTAACCGATGTAATGTTTCAAAAATGCTCCTTGTCCTTGTCTTATTATTCTTCTTCTTATTATACTTCTTCTTATGCTTATGCTTATAGGGTACTGGATACCCTATACAATAGGTATTAAATAGGTATCAAAACACTATTTTCAAAAATACTTTGAAACCTAAATGATTGATTTTCAGTAAAATACGCTGATTTCGGCAACTTTCCTAAAAAATAGTTGCCCAAAAATTTGGAATTGTGTACAAGTCGACCTTATCTTTGATATATCAAAAACGCCGAAAGGCACTAAAAACTAAACCAAATGAAAAAAATCACACTTGCAACCGTAAAAAGTTTCGTAAAGAAAAACCGTGAAAATCTTTACATCAATCTTCACTCTCGTTTTGATGGAATGAACGACTGCATTATGACGCAAAAAGGAGGTTTTGAAAAAGCTCAACCAAGCAGACACGGAGTTTTTGTAAATACTACGGATCACACTTTGGGAGTTGAAGGGGCTTGGTTTGTTTATGGATCTCGTGATTATCTGAAACCTTTTGAAAATGAAACTATGAAAGGTTTTGAAATTTCTAACTGCTGCGGTAATTTCACCTTAGCTATCCAAAAATAAAACGAGGGGAGCAATCCCCTCATAACCTTAAAAACTAAACCAATGAAAAAGCAAAAAGACCTACACCCAGGACTTTTCCTACTGATTCTCGCAGTAATCTTATTCTTAACCGATAAACTCGAAAAGCTATGAAAGAGATACTCCTTTACTCATTTCTTTTGCTTATCTTCGGATTCTACCTAAAGATGATGTACGAGATATGGACTATCCGGCAAGAGGATAAAAGGGAATGGGAAAACTATTGGAACGAAGTATTTAATAACGCCAAAAACCAAAAACAATGACTATCAAAATTCTAACAAGCCTCAAGGCTACCGAGTATCTAAAGACCTGTAATCTGTCAGGTATCGAATCAGTATCAGTTGAAGAAAATAATGAAGACCCTCATCTGAATTGGACTACGATTAAATTCGCAGACTATTACGGTTCGAGTCTCGTAGGTGCGACTATGTTCGCAGCAGGTATCTCTTACGGATTAGACTTACAATACTCATCCTATGACAACAATATACCCCGATAATCCTACAAAGGATTTCAACGAGTGGATTAGATATATCTACTCACAACTCGATAGACCATCTCGCTGAGGTCTTTAATCTGAGGCGAACGGAGTGGGGAGTTTTTTGAATGTTCTGGTTTGGTCTCCCCCTCCTTATTTAGTCAGGTGGCGGAATGGGTAGACGCACCGAGTGAGCGGCGGAGGTAATAGTCAATAACTCCTAACAGGTTCGAATCCTGTCCTGACTACTAAAACAAATAAACTATGAAACAAACAGATGCAAATGTAGTTGAGTATTTATCTGCGGTTAACCAATTTGCAGAGGACAACAAGACACACAAGCCAAAACAACAAACAGCAGTTGAATGGTTGGAAAATGAGTTAAAAAAGATACCATTTATTAAGCCTCAAGATGCATTTGAACAAGCCAAATCAATGGAGAAACAGCAGATTGTAGATGCTTGTAACCAAAACGAATTTGAAGATATTGACGGATTGGGAATCCACGAAACAATAACTAAAGGAGAACAATACTACAACGAAACATATAACAAATGAACAATAGTCAGGTGGCGGAATGGTAGACGCAATAGGTGAAAATGCCATACAGATGTTCACCCATCTAATGCAATGGCTTGCAGGTTCGAATCCTGTCCTGACTACTAAACCTTAAAACAAAACAATATGAAAAACGTACACTTATTACCAACATCTAAACCAAGTAAGTTATGTGTTAATGGTAAAAACCAACACATCTACATCACATCTGATGAAGAAATTAAAGAAAGAGATTGGTGTTATGATAAAGTTTTAAATCTTATTTTTCAAACATCAATCAATTATATGTTATGAAAACTATTGACAAAGTAAGAATCTTTATGTTTTTATTTTTAGTATCTATTGGAGTTATGGTATTAATTGTATGCGAAAAAGGACACGAAGTTTTTTCTATTCCTATATTCTCTTTCTCTTTATATCCATTATCAAAAATTGGATATGGTAATAATATAAAAAATTAACAATTAAAATAAACACTATGTTAGCGAAAATTCAATCTTTAATCAAAGCACCGAAGGGACAGTTTAATTCATTCGGTAAGTACAAGTACAGAAGCTGCGAGGATATTGTCGAAGCAGTAAAGCCAGTAATCAATCCACTCGGATTCTATCTCACTCTATCAGATGAAGTAGTATTTATTGGCAACCGCTTTTATATCAAAGCAACCGCCAAGATTTCTAACGGAACTGAAGTTTACGAATCCGTAGCCTACGCAAGAGAAGAAGATCAAAAGAAAGGAATGGATGGCAGTCAAATTTCTGGAGCATCCTCGAGCTATGCTCGGAAGTATGCTTTGAATGGTCTCTTCGCCATCGATGATACTGCCGATTCTGATGCAACTAATAAGCACGAAGTACCTACCGATGCAGAGAAGCAGATACTCCGTAACTTAGTATTCAATACATCATTAAACGAAGA